GTTGCATTACTAATGAGTACAACTGCATTTGCAAAAGATTGTAAGTATGTACAAAAAATTATCATGGATAACAACAATGCTATCCTTAGTGCAAAGACAGAATATGTCTGTAAAGAATCAAAACCAATTATTGTTCTTCCACCAAAAACAACTGATGAAATAAAACGAGTTATTCCTAAAGCTGTAAGTCATACTGAATATATGAATATGGTATATGGAAATAATAATTCTGATTATGGTCTTGACTTTTTGGTAAAACTGTTCTATAATAAAAGTAATTAATGGAGATATAATTGTTTAAAATATTAATCGGTATTATATTGGGTGTAGTCTTAGTCACATACTATCCTCAAATCGCAACCACAACAAAAGATATTTTTGTAGAAAGTGGTGCTCGTGACGAAATCGTAAAATCTTTGAAAGAGGTAAAATAATGAAATATTACGGAGTAAGTGCAATTGCACTAATGGTTGGTTTGGGTGCTTGTTCAAGTAATCCAAATCCACTTTCTGTCATAGATACACCTATGATTAAATATAAAACTGAAAAGGTTCAAGCCGCAGTTAAACAAATTCCTAAATGGTATAAGAAACTACCGACAGAACCAAATAAGATTTATTCAGTTGGTGCATCAAGTTCGCCTGATTTACAATTGTCTATTGACATGGCAACACTAAATGCAAAGTATACACTTGCAGATAGGATTAATGGTAAACTAGATGGTATGATGAAAACTTTTATCACTAGGTTAGGAACAGATGAAGATATATCTGCAACTACAATGTCAGAGGTAGAAAAGGTTACTAAGAACGTAATCGCATCTGTAGATGTTGCTGGTTATAGTCCTAAAGAAGTAGAAGTATATCCTAATGGAACACAGTTTCGTGCATTTGTTTTATTAGAATATTCTGATGCAGAGGCTCGTAAGGTTATTATGAATCGTATGATGAAAGATAAACTTGTATATTCTAAGATTAAATCTACTAATGCATTTAAGGAATTAAAGAATGAAGTAGAAAAATCTAAGAACGAAGATGAAGCATCTTCCCTAAGTAATATTACAAAAGAAATCGACAAGGTTTCTAATGTAACTGTTAAGAAAATTACAAAGGACATGATGTGAGAAAAGATAGACCAAAACAAGGCCTAACTGTAATGGTTCGTGGAGATGACTTAAATGGTGCAATGCGAGTTCTAAAGAAACGTATGCAAGATGAGGGCATCTTCAATGAAATACGAGAAAGAAAAGGTCATAAGACTAGAGGTGAAAAGAAAAGACTTCAAAGAGCTGCTGGTCGTAAAAGATGGTTAAAGAAAGTAGATAAACTTAAAGAACAAGGATTATGGAATGAGTAAAGTTCGTGCAAAAACTGTTGTCAATGATGGGTGGAAACAACCAAAGAAACGTAAACCAATGACACCAGAACAAAAGGTTGCAGCTGCAGAAAGACTTGCAAAGGCGAGGGCTGCAAAACCACCAGCAAAAAACAGTTCTATCCATCCAACTGTTCTTGCAAAAGGAGATGAACATTTCTTATCTGCAAAAAATGTACAGAGTTGGATTAAAAATCAGAAAGAACAACTTACAGAGTATCGTGCATCTGCTCGTAGAGATGTAAAAGGTGCAATTGCACAAGTAGCAAACTGTGAGGGTTATATTAGACACTTACAATACTACCTAAGACATGGTGATTACTGTGATGATAGGTATGGTGCATTTCAAGAAAAGAGGATTAAATGGCAGACGATAGTACCAAAGGGTTAAAAGATAATATTATCAAAGGGCCTTGGAAAAGAGTCAAAACTGTAAGTATGGCACAGACACAAAAGTTGTCTGAAGATATGATGTTCTGTGATGATGTTGCTGAGTCTGTAATGATTCCTATGATTCACAATCTTGCAGAAAATGGTGTTGATATTAAAACTGATATGTTTGTTCAAGAGATTGGATTTATGAACGAAGTTATAAAGTCAATGATGTATAGACACTTAGGTTATCCTCATCCAATGCAAACTCTTATACAAAATATGATGTCTACAAAAGTTGAATCTGTAGAGGATATCTATGCAACATTTGACCATGAATTATTAAAAAAGATGACCAAGAAAATGGAAGATATCAACAAGGAGCCTAAAGATGATAAGTGATATAAAAATCTATGAAAGATTTAGTCCTACAATTATGGAAAGTAAAGTTTCAAAGAGATTTATAGACATTGTTAATACTAGTGGTGATGCTGTATTGCCTGATGATGGATTATCAAAGAAGTTTGATTTTTCAAATAGTCTTGTTGGTAAAGTTTCAAAAGAAGTTAAAGTACCTATTTTTGATGAAGATGATAGAGAATATTACAGAAACACACTCAAGACTGCTTGTGTAGAATATTTAAATATTATGATAGAAAAGAATAGAGCATATGAGTGGAATAAAATGGGTGGTGGTAAACCAACTACTGATAATATAAACCTATCTCAATCTTGGATTGTAAGTCAATATAAACATGAATATAATCCATGGCATACTCATAGTGGACATTTTAGTGGAGTTATCTATCTAAAGATTCCAGATGATATGAACAAAGAATATGATAAAGAATTTAAAGACCATTATCCAGCGAGTGGTTTAATTGAATTTATGTATGGGGAAAAGGCAGACTTTAGAAGTGATAATCTAAAGTTTAAGCCTGAAGTTGGTACTATGTTAGTATTTCCATCATGGTTAAAACATAGTGTATATCCATTCTATGTTAACGGAGAAAGAAGGAGTATGAGCTTTAACGCTTATCATATATTGAAATGATTATTATTGACATGAACCAAATATCATTAGCAAGTTTAATGATGGATTTGAATATGAGAAAAAGTAACGAAGTAGATGAGGGTATGGTAAGACATATGATACTTAACTCTATTCGTTTGTATAGACAACAGTTTACTAAGGAATATGGAGAAGTTGTCCTTACTTATGACTCTAAACATTATTGGAGACGAGAATATTTTCCTAACTATAAAGCAAGTCGTAGAAAAGGTAGAGAAAAAGATAGTAAAGATTGGGATGCTATCTTTGGTGTTTTAAATAAAATTAAAGCAGAGTTCAAAGATAATCTACCTTACAAATACTTGGAAGTATATGGTGCAGAGGCTGACGATATTATTGCAACTTTATGTAAAAACTTTCAAGATGAAAAGATTATGATTGTGTCTGGAGATAAAGATTTTATTCAGTTACAAAAATATCCTAATGTAAAACAGTATTCACCAATACTCAAAAAGTATGTAAATGGACATGATCCAAACACCTATATAAAGGAACACATACTTAAAGGCGACACTAGTGATGGAGTACCTAATGTTCTATCGCCAGATAATACTTTCGTAGATGGTATAAGACAAAGACCTTTAGGAAGAAAAAAGATTGAAAATTGGTTGGATATTGATATAGATGATTTGCAAGAAGAAGTCAAAAGAAATTACCAAAGAAATGACAAACTTATCAACTTGGACAATGTTCCAGAGGAACTTGAAAAAGAAATAATGGTTGATTTTTGTGAAGCGCCTTGTGGTGATAGAAGTAAATTACTAAATTATTTTATACAATCAAGATTGAAAAATCTTACTAATGAAATTGGAGAATTTTAAATGGAAGAAACATACTACCCACTCTTTTCTGAAATATTAGATAGAGTACACAAAGCAAAAACTAAAGATAAAAAAGTTGAGATACTTCAAAAGTACAAATCAGATGCACTAAAGATGTTTTTGAAAGCTGCATTTGACCCAAAAATTGAATGGGTTTTTCCAGAGGGTGAAGTTCCTTATACACCAAATGATTCGCCTGCTGGTACTGACCATACTCTATTAATACAAGAGTCAAAGAAACTTTGGAGATTCATCAAAGGTGCAGACAACACAACCAGACAAGCTCAAAAAGAAAATATGTTTTTTCAGATGTTAGAGGGTTTACATGAAAGTGAAGCAAAACTTCTTATCAATGCAAAAGATAAAAAGTTGCATCAAATATACAAAGGTTTATCTTCTAATGTTGTAAGAGAAGCATTTGGTTGGAACGAAGACTTTGTAGTTCCAGAGCCTGATGTGTATCCACAAGCAAGTCGTTCTGCTAGTGGTTTAGTTGCAGATGCATAGGATAACACCTATTCAAAGAACTATAAACTTGCCGAGAAGGCGACCACAAACTTGGAAAGTAAGTGATTCGCCTGATTCGCAAGAAGATGAAAATATAGAAAAATCTTATCTAAAAAAACCTAACAAAAACAAAGACTTAAAATGACACTTGACAAACCTCTTTTTCTTTGGTATATTAATAGTATAGTTAATAGAGAGAAAGAGAAAAAATATGACAATGATTAAGAAGAAATTCACTAGTATTGATGATGGTATCAATAATATGTTAGATGCCGCTGCACATGACTACTCAAAAGGTAATTTTACTCATAGGAGTTCTGATGATTTTCGTGCAAAATTTATAGTTAATGTTGGAAAGAAATATATCAAGATTGGTAGGAAGTCTGACTATAATGGTAAGATGGGTCAAGTTTGGGGTTTCGTTGTTAATACTGATGATGATAAAAAGTTCAAAAGAGGTGATGTTCTAAAGGCTGCTGGTTTTAATGCGCCTGCAAGAAACGCTCCAAGAGGTAATGTTTTAGATGGTGGGTTTAATATTAATTGGACTGGCCCTTTATATTTGTAGGAGAGAGATTATGGTTAATCAAAAAGAAATTGATTTGTTGGTTTACGGACACATTTACGAGTGGGTAAAACCAAAAGTTTGGAACAAGAACATAAATGATGTAGATTGGAAAGATGTTAAAGATACAGTTTACATGGATGCTCTTGGTGCAAAAACCAAGTATTGGAAAAACTATGCACATTTTACTGAAATCTTTAATAATGTAAAAGATGGTATTATTTCTGATGCTGATGTAAATGTATTTGATAACGGAGTTTAAAATGACAATTAAAGGTTTTATGTTTGTTTCACTTTTCCTTGCTTGTGTAATGATTGTAGGATATATTGAAGACCCTTGCACCACAGAGGGATTGATGCAAGGTTGTATGGAATAATGAGTTTGATTCGCATGGCTCTCCTCTCTCTCTCAAAAAAACTTGCCATGCGAATCACTTCCCTTGATTCGCAACGATTATTAAATATGATGAAAAATGTGAATGAATAAGTCGTTGAAATCAAAGGGTTTTTTAAGGGGGGTTGACAGACCCCCCTTTTCTTGTTATACTACTAGTATAAACAATAAAGAGAGAGTTTTAATTATGACAAAAAGAGTTTCAAAAAAAATGAGAGAAGAATTGAGTATTCACCAAACATTTAGAATGTATGACTATAATGGTGATTATAATCCAATTAGATTTATTGCTGCCCATAAAGGTGGTATTCAGATGTTTTCAAATCCAGGCGAGTTGGTTGCATGGGCAAAGACTCCAGAGATGATTGCTTATGCACTAAGAACAAAAGGTGCTGATGACATTATCATGGGTAGTTCTTCAATGGACTTTGCTTCAGAAGAAGGTTTTGAGAATGATGAAGATGCTACAATACTTTGGGATGAGGGTTACAATATGTATCTTGACGAAGTTGCAACAGTTGGAAGTAAGTGGGATTAAATGATGGAAGATATTGGACATTTTGTTCTAGTCAATGGTGGAACTAAAAAACAACGGGCTCTAATCGAAGATATTGCTTGGTGGTTTTGTGATAAATATTTCAGTAAATTTAAATACTATAATATTGAATTTGACCTTACTAAAATAAAAGGTGAAGTTCAAGGTTGGTGTATGGAGATTGATAAGAACTGTTCTCACATTGAGATTGACAAAAGACTCAAAGGAGATGATTTTATTACTTGTGTTTTACATGAGTTGGTTCATGTGAAACAACAATTAAAAGGCGAACTAAAAGAAATGAAAGGTATAGAAAAAATGTGGAAAGGTGAAGTACACATTTGTATAGATTATATGAACTTGCCTTGGGAAAAAGAAGCTTATGCAATGCAAGAAACTTTATTAATAGAATTTAAAAAAAGAGGTATATATGCTTAGTCTAAAAGAGA